AAAGGTTTTCTAAATACGCCACAATAAGATTGTAGTCATTGTCAAAGTTTCCATCTTGGATATCCTGCATACCTATAGTGTGCTCATCTGCAATATTAATATTCCAAAGGCGCTCAACATAGTCTAGAAGTGGTAAATTCATTACGTGAATTTCTGAAACATTATTCTCCTTGAAAAGAGGATAATTTATGTCAAGACCTCTATAACCAAAGGGGGCTAACAATATTTTTGAAGGCTTCTGTAAGGCTACGAGCATTTCAACCATCAAGAAGTTAATTGCGGCTACTTCATGTGAAGGGCTAGTTGGTGGAGATAGGAATTCTAAATAATTTAGAGTAGTTATAAATCCAATTGCCTGACGACTTCTATCTACGCCAGCTTCTAATTCTTCTGATAATGAACGTTGACAAAAATCTGCTATTTCTTCAGCGTTATAATTAGCTCCGGGACTATTGCTTAGCTGCCGACTTAGCAAGCTAATATCATATAAGCTAGGATTCTTCTTAAGCATTTTCTATTCTCCATTTTAAAAGTGTGTAATAGTACCAGAATCTACGAATGTTCATTTGAGACCTACGGAGTGAGGCGTATCTTTCGCATTCTGCTGGAGATTCTTCATCGTAAGAAGAAGAACCATATATGACGGCGCACTGCTCCAGTAATTGCACTAAAGTGTAGGAATCAATGTTATCACAATCTAAACCAATCGATTCTATCGTGGCAAACAAATTGTTTTGAATATATAAAAAATCTTTTTCAATATTATAGGTCATATTTTTCCTTTTCATCTAAATCAAAGAGCACTGGTACATCGACATATATGTCGCATGTAGTTTCAGCCTGCCCAACTCTCTTATATCTTCCATCAGTAGTATCAAAATAAACTTCGTTAATACCTTCATCTACATTTGAATCTTGCGGAGGCTGCTCTGGACTCATCTAAACCACGTCACTAAAGAATATTTAATTGTTTCATCATTGAAACCTACAGGTTCTGCTATATGGGTATATGGAAAGTTGGAGGGAAACAGAATAACACTACCAGTTTTAGGCGTAATTGATATATCAAATTTTGGAAAAGTTAAATTTCCACCTGAGTAACCATCATTCAAGAACGCAACTAAGCTTAGTGTTCTTGAATTGTCTCGCCAATGATCGTGGTGAGCATGATATGATGCGCCGCCACCGTATTTTAATACACGATACCCCTCGTCGGCCTCTAGATCAATTTCGAAAGTATTTCTATAGTCCCAAACATATGGATCTATTGATTGCCAGATTCTTACCCATTCTTGAGCAAGTGGTAAGACTCTTTCTACTGAAATGTCTTCACTACCAATAGGACCTAGTTCACAACTCATTGATGTTCTTATCGGAGCAACAACTCCTGACCCAACAGTTGAGCGTTCCCAATGAAGATATCCCCATGCCTGACTACACTCTTCTTCAAGAAGATGAATAAAATTTCCTGGATCGAAAACATTATCATACTGCACAATGCAGGGGGCATGTTCTATCATTTTCATTTTTATGCTGCCACCTGTTCACGGATAGCAATAACTGTTTTACATAAATCTAATAGGCGTTGCAATTCAGATACGTAGCCCTGGAATGGAGCGTCAATTTCAGATTGGGGATCAAAAGTTAATATGTCAATTTCTTCTGGATTTACACCAGATGCGACAAGCATGCCGTACATTTGTTCTTTCAATCCATCAATTCTAGAATCTATAGCTTGAAGCTTTCTTTCATTACTTAAAGAGTTAAAAAAATTCATTTTTCTTCCTTTTTTGTTTGTTAATATTATAGTGTATAATTATTGTTTTTTCAAGTTGATTTAGATATCAATTACTTTGCTATAATTTGAATGGCCTATTTGACTTGCAACATTTCCAGCGTTTCTAGTAACAACAACTATTCCACCAGTTGAGCCTGTAGCTCCTGTTGCCCCAGGATTAGCTGTACCAGCTGCACCAGCTGCACCTCCAGCTCCTCCGCTGTAGTTAAGAGTAGGAGCACTATGACTAGGGGCGGCAGATCTGTTGCTAGTTACCGCTCCTGTTGTGACATTAAGGGTAGCTGCGGTGTGCGGGTGTGTTCCGGAGTTGTGGCCAGATGGGTGTGGTGTTCCTGCGCCAGGATTAGGTCCAGTTGATCCCGCAGGGTGGTGATGAGTAGTCGGGTGTGTACCAGCATTATGACTTGCATTATAAACTGTTGCGTTATGGCTTGGCTTACCAGAATGTGGGGCGTTAGCTGGATGATTATGATTTCCAGAATTATGACCAGAGGGATGATAAGTTGAGTTGTGACCAGCGCCGTGATATGTGCCGTTATGATGACTGAATGCATTGTGGGGTCCGCCCGCTGGATGATGTCCATGCGGAGTACCAGAACCATGATGATGATATCCATGTCCCGCATTGTGGTTTTTTCCAGAAACCGTTGCATTGTGGTTGGTAAAATTTCTAGGACCATTTGATGGATGAGATCCATGAGTATTTCCAGCAGGATGATGATGATATCCTGTTCCAGAGTTATGTCCAGCGGCGTGTGGGTTACCGGGATTGTGTCCAGCTGGATATACTGTAGCATGGTGTGGACTTATAGCAAGAAGTGAATTAGCTGGATGGTGATAATATCCATCATGATGCCCAGAAGGATGTGGTGTACCAGCGCCAGGGTTTGGTCCAGTCGAACCAGCGGGGTGGTGATGAGAAGTTGGATGAGTGCCAGAGTTATGACCAGCTGGATGTGGTGTACCAGCGCCGGGGTTAGGTCCAGTTGAACCAGCGGGATGATGGTATGTGCCTGTAGTATGATACGACGTTATGTTAGGAGCAGGGTTTCCTGCTGGCCCAGCAGCGCCAGGCGTAGATGGAGTTCCCGCCGTTCCAGCTACTCCATAACTCACTAAAGTCCCACTACCTGCAATTGTCTTGGCAAAAATAATAACTAATCCACCACCAAGACCACCAGCTCCACCAGTTCCCGCAGTTGCTGGGTTGCCAGCGGTTCCTGCATTTCCTGCACCGCCAGCCTGCCCTACATTGGCTCCAGGATAGCTCCCAGCGTTTCCAGCAAATGGTCCAGTAGCTGCAGTGGTTGTACCGTTAGAGCCAACTACCCCTAATGAACCTCCAGCGATCTTTGTGACAACTCCTGCGCCGGTAATAAAAAATCCAGATACCGCGTCATCTAGATCATAAAGATCTGTTACAGATATTGGATCTGTACTTGTACCCCAAGCTTTAGATGGATTGAGGGAAGTTTGTCTTCCGGCAATTGTTCCGCTTCCATCTGCTACAGAGTGAGTAACTGCGGCGGGCATACCAACTGTTCCGTTATTTGTGAAAGTTCCATTGACAAAAACGCGGAATCCATTTGTAAATAATGTAACACCACTATTAACCGTAAGATTAGTACAGTATATGTCTTTTACTAATTTATAAACATTTGAAGTTGGAGCTAATGAAATTACTGTAGCTGTGCCGTCAAATGTAGCTGCGCCATCAGTACCTTCGCCAAAGATGGCGTCTCCACCTTCTCTTTGGACAATGGGTTTATTTACTCTTCTAATTGCCATTTCATACTACCTGCGAATAAATAACAGTACCCGCGCTACAGCTAGTTCCACCAGTGACATCGGTTGATACGCCAGAAGTCAGAACTCCAGCGGAAGAAATAATAATCACCACTCCACCGCCACCGCCGTTTGCACCAGCAGTTCCTGGTGCCTTGATGCTTGCCGTACCGCTAGAAAGACCGATGTATCTTGCTGCAAGAATAACTACTCCACCGCCCACTCCAACAGTGCCGCCAGCGCCACCACGTAAGGGAGTTACAGTAGTCGATGTTCCCGTAATGGAATACCCTTTAATTGCTTGGAAAGGCTGTTTATAGTAGTCGGTCCCGCCTGTTCCTGCAGTTGGTGCAGTAACTCCTGCCGTTGCACTCGAGCCGCCAAGACTATGCGTCAATGCCCCGCTATTTGCAGCTCCGCCCTGTTGAACTGAACCAGTAGTTGAAAATCCTGCGGTGTGGCCAATGATTGAACCATTACCAAGCGTTAAAACATTTTGAACAAAAATTCTATACCCTGCGGGATTTAATCTAACGTTGTCTGCAATTATTAGATTATAAAAGAATAAATCTCTTGTTGCTGTATAGACGGAAGACAATGGTGCCATGCTCAGAACTGTCGCTGATCCATCCAAGGTAGCAGAGCCGTCTGCGCCTGAACCATAAACTGGGTCTGGTGCATCAAGGAAACCAGTGAGGTTGGAGTTCGCTTTTGACGTTGTTGATGGTCCAGAGGCGACGCTCAGACCACCTCCATTCGTAAAAATGAACTTTCCCATTTTAGTATTCCTCGTATCCATTCAAAATATAGTTGACCGTTACTGCGCTTGCTAGTCCTCGTATTTTATCTGAATATGTATCTCCAGCAGTATTATTATTATTTGTTAATACCATTGAAGTTGACAATGTCACTGTTTCGTTAGCTGCAAGTGTTAGCGAGTTAATAAAAATGTGCGAACTTGCTACAGTTACTCCGTATGGCTTTAGATATAGCGTTACTGTTTGTGCGGAAGCAGACGTGTTGCATAAAATAATTTCTTTAATTACAACCGTCGTTACGTATCCAACATTATATGGGACGGTGTATATATCTCCTGCAGACGTAGCAAATGCTGCTGGTCCGACAAGTCTTTTCTGTGTTAAGGGCATTACATAACCTCCATTATAAATTTCATCATATTGTCTCTCACATTGTTTACAGTTGCTACACTCACGGAACTCACCGACAATGTTGTGCCGTTAAATGTAAGGTTTGCACTGCCGGCCGCAATGTTTGACCCATCTTTGTAGACAACTTGATTAGCGGAACCAGCGACTGGACCAGTGGCACCTTGTGCTCCTTGACTGCCTGTTGCGCCTTGAGATCCAGTTGCACCTTGTGGTCCTTGTGGTCCAGTACTTCCCTGTGGGCCAATATTTCCTTGTGGGCCAGTAGAACCTTGGGGACCTGTAGCTCCCTGTGGTCCTGTCGAACCCTGGGATCCTGTTTCACCCTGAGGACCAATGGAGCCTTGTGGTCCTTGCGGTCCAGTAGAACCTTGAGGACCTGTGTCTCCTTGGGGGCCAGCAGCACCTTGTGAGCCAGTAGCGCCTTGTGAGCCAGTAGCGCCTTGGGGTCCTTGTGGTCCAGTTGCACCTTGGGAGCCAGTAGCGCCTTGGGATCCGACATCTCCTTGGGGGCCAGTTGCGCCTTGGGGACCTGTGGCTCCCTGGGCACCTGTTGCTCCTTGAGCTCCTGTGGCTCCCTGCGGACCTTGAGGGCCAGTATCACCTTGTGGTCCCACTGATCCCTGAGGGCCCGTGGAACCTTGCGGTCCCGTGTCTCCTGTGGTGCCAGTAGCTCCCTGAGCGCCAGTGGCTCCTTGAGCTCCAGTTGCTCCCTGCGAACCAGTTGCACCCTGCGAACCAGTTGCACCTTGTGCACCTGTATTACCAGTATCACCTTTGTCGCCAGTACGAACAAATGTAATAATTATATCTTGACCATTTGCCCATGTTGGAGAAGAGCCAGTCAGATAAGTAACTGGAACTTTATAATATGAGGATACATAAGTGTGTGCTCCACTTATTGCGTAATAAGCAAAGACCGCTGAATTTCCAACTTCTTCTATCCTAAAGTGTCCCTTAATTGCGGAACTTGAATCATCAATTGTTTCAAGATATGCAGATACATCTATGGAGTTACTGTCAACTGGGTCTATATATAAGAAAGTTGCAGTCGCAAGAGTATTGTCAAACTTTAAGTTTGTTGTGCCGGGATCACTGTCTGCTGTACTTGTTAAATAATTATATGAAAAAGTTGCTCCGCCAAAAGAGCCCGTTGCTCCCTGTGCCCCAGTGCTACCCTGAGATCCTGTAGCACCTTGAACTCCCTGTGGACCAACGGATCCCTGAGCTCCCGCATCCCCCTGTGGCCCAGTTGCACCTTGGGGACCTGTAGATCCCTGAGATCCTGTTGAGCCTTGGGGGCCTGTTGCACCTTGCGCTCCTTGCGAGCCAACTGCTCCCTGAGGTCCGACGTCACCCTGTGGACCAACTGAACCCTGAGGTCCCGTATCCCCTTGGGCGCCTGTTGAACCCTGAGGTCCTGTTGCGCCTTGTGATCCTGTTGCACCTTGGGAGCCTGTTGCTCCTTGAGCTCCTGTCGCTCCCTGAGCACCGGTTGCACCTTGAGAACCGACGTCCCCCTGTGGGCCTTGCGGACCCGTTGACCCTTGTGCTCCAGTTGCACCTTGAGAACCTGTAGCTCCTTGCGGACCAACGTCACCTTGTGGGCCATCTCCACCAACTGGTCCTTCGCTACCTTGCGCCCCTGTTGAGCCCTGGGGTCCTGTTGCACCTTGAGGGCCAGCTGAACCCTGTGGTCCTTGAGATCCAGTGGCCCCTGTTGCACCTTGGGGACCAGTAGAACCTTGTGGGCCTATGTCTCCTTGAGCGCCAGTGGAACCTGTTGCCCCCTGAGGGCCGGTAGCACCTTGTACTCCTGCGTCCCCTTGTGGTCCACTCGCACCCTGTGGGCCCGTTGCGCCCTGGGGACCGGTGGCTCCTTGCGGACCAGTGGCACCTTGAGAACCAGTTGAACCTTGGGGTCCAATATCACCCTGAGGGCCTTGGGGGCCTTGTGCGCCAGTCGCACCCTGAGAACCTGTGGCTCCTTGAGAGCCCGTAGCTCCTTGGGAGCCTGTGGTTCCTTGAGGGCCTTGTGGACCTTGTACGCCAGCAAGAAGACTGGTGCCAACACCATCGCCTCCGGTACTTATGTCAAGATAAAAACCTCTTGCATTTCCGCCTTGCTCAAAGAAACGAAGTCTGTTTTGCCAAACGTCAATAGTGATTCCACCAGTAAGGGTGGTATTGGTGACTGCTTTCTTTAGGAAAATTTCACCACCCTCATCACCAGATGAGTTATTGGAGACGAGGTTGCCTCCAGCAGCTATATTGCCAGAAACTGAGACGGCGGATGGTAAGCTTACAACAAAAGAGCCAGAGGTTTCAGTTACAGTAATTTGATCTGTAGTGCCAGTAATTCCAGTAATTAATTTAGCGCCAACAATAGTATTAGATGCGTTCTTATAGAATAACTTGCCATCTGCATAGTTTAACGCCAGTTCCCCATGAGTCATAGAAGCAGGTACAGACGTAGTTGTACCCGAATTCTTAACTAAAATAGTATTAGCCATGTAAAAACCTCTATAGGAATATAAAATAAGCGCTTATGTTAATAGTAACATTTTTTATTCTGTTGTGCCAGAACAAGATTCCAAATCTTCAAAACGTTTAGTAATCAAATCATCGTATTTAGCTGCGATTTCTGCAACGTTGTGTTGAATCAAGGCGTTGCGTGTACGCTGTGCTGTAGAAGGACCAATGTGTTGCTTGTAAATCATCTTAGGAATATAATTAAATTTAGTAACTAAAAAAGTTCTAACAACTAAATCAAAATCATCTGCTACAGTAAAACGAGGATCATGTCCATTTAATTCTCTATAGACACTAGCTCGCCATGCACGTACATGATTAGGTGCCGAAACGATATGTCTAATAGTAGTGGGATTGACTTCTGGAGCACGCATTGTCCAGACTTGATGCTCTTCGTCCCAGTAATCTGAACCGTAACCAAAAGCCCAACCGTCTGGATATCTTCCGGATTGACCATCAGGTAAAATTTCACACCAATCAGAATAAACAAATCCAACTTCTGGATCAGAGAACACATCTGCAATTAATTGCAGTGCGTCGGGCATTAGTTCATCATCGTGGTCTAACTCTACTAGAATGTCACCTTCAGCTGCCATCATGCACTGACGTTTAACTCTGCCAATACTTCCGGAATGGACGTGTGATTTATGCGCCATCAGTCTGAATCTTTCATCAGATGCTAAACCATAAATTTGACTCCATGTATCATTATTGGTAGAGTCGTCCCAAACGACCCACTCCCAATTGGTATAGGTCTGAGATTTAAGACTTGCCCAAGTTCTAGCTAGAATACTTGAATCAGTATTATAAGTTGGTGTACAAATAGAAATCATTTAAACCTTAATGTCAATAAAATATATTTATATATTATCACAATAATATCTAGTGTGTCAACAATCTACACTCTTATTTAGGGACTTTAGTCTTACTATTTTATCGAGGATGGGAGTCTTTATCATGCGGAATTTTATTGGTAACTTATTTAGGTTTTCTACTATATCACTAGCTATTGTTGGCTTTTTTGCGCCGCTATCAAGTGCGCACGCAAGCAACTTATTAGTCAACGGGGATTTTAATGGATCCTCTGGATGGACTGTGTCCCAAAATGGAGGCTCTGGAGTTTTATTCAATGGCGCTTTGCAATTTTCCTATCAGACCGGCGAAGTATTCCAAGCTATCACTGTTACACCAGGGGATACTGTAACTCTTTCATTCGCTGTTGATAATAGTCTGACAAATAGTGTAGGCCAGGGTGCTATATCAGACACCTGGACAGCAACGCTATCCTCAGATTCTCCTTCTCCCGCCTCAGCCACAGTCACTAGATCTGTTGCTCATGATCTTGAAAACTTCAGCCTGTCCATTACCATTCCGCAAGGTGCAACGACCGCTACAATAACCTTTAGTGGTATGGACAAAGGTTTTTGGAGTGGGCACTACGGTCCAAGTATTGATAATGTCTCCATAGGAGTGACCCCAGCGGCTTTCGTCCCGACAGGGTATCCAGCAGACCAGCAGTGGGAAGCAGTGACTTACGGTGATGGAAAATTTGTTGCCGTTGCTTCGTCCGGAGATGGCAACCGTGTCATGACTTCAACAAATGGCAATTATTGGACCTCAAGAACGTCTGCTTCTGATGGTAACTGGCAGGGGATCACCTACGCCGACAATCAGTTTGTTGCGGTTGGTTCAAATGCTGTAATGACCTCGCCTGATGGAGTTACTTGGACATCAAGAACTGCGCCAGTTGGCGAGTGGCAAGCAATCACGAACTGTGGCGGTCTTTTTGTTGCTACCGCAACTTGGGGTAGCAATTATGTAATGTCTTCCACAGATGGTGTTGAATGGACATTACGCACTCCATCTTATGGATGGTCACATGACGCTGTTGCCTGTAGTGCAACAATTCCACGGTTTGTATCTGTGTCTCAGTTTGGTAGAGCATGGTCTTCCGCCAATGGAACTACTGGCTGGTCTACTCAAAACCCTGGTGCAATTGTGGATATCCGAACAGTTGCGTTTGGTAATGGTCGTTTCTCGTGGCTTGAGTACAGCACAAACTCGGGAAATAGATATGGCGGTTACTCCATAAATGGATTGAACTGGTCTGCTGGACTTGTTCCATCTAACCAATGGAAATACATCACCTACGGCGAAGATAAATTTATTGCGGTAGCGGAAGGTGGATTAAATTCCCGCTCCGCTTATTCAACCGATGGTGCGAACTGGACGCTAGGTTCTGGAGTTCCAAATAACTCGTGGCAAGGGGTTGCTTATGGGGCTGGAAAGTATGTTGCTGTAGCAAACTCTGGAACAGACAACAGAGTTATGACTTCTGCGGATGGTCAATCATGGGAGAGTCTGTCTGTCACTCCTCCTCCGTACTTCAATGCCGTCACAAACCTGACGGCTGTTGCCAACGCAGATGGAAGCGTGAGCCTTGACTGGGATGCGCCAACATCAAGCAATGTTGACATCTACGCTTATGGAGTTAGTTTTTACGACCTTGACGAAATTGGTGGAACCACCTCAGGCGGTTGGGGTTTATCGACTAATCAAGGAACTACTTATTTGTTAAGCACTGGGATGTTCTCTGGTAGCAATCCTCTCACGACTGGATACGGACCAGTTCGCTTTGGCATTAAAGCAGGAAATCAGAGCTGCTTTTCCAGCGCAGGCGTAGGTCCATGCGTGTATGGACCCGAAGTCACTGTTGATGCAACTGTTCTTGATCCAACCCCCGCCACAACAACTACCACCGAGCCCGAACCAGAAACAACTACCACAACTGAGCCCGAGCTAGAAACAACAACTACCACCGAGCCAGAGGCAGAAACCACCACCACAACTGAGCCAGAGCCAGAAACAACTACTACAACTGAGCCGGAACCAGAAATAACTACTACAACTGAGCCAGAAACAATTCCTCCTGTAGTTATTCCTCCAGATACAGATCCCCCTACAGTTGATCCGGAACCAGAAACTACAGTTCCCGAACCAGAAACAACTATTCCTGAACCAGAAGTTATAGAGCCGGAGCCTGAGACTACTGTTCCGGAAGAAATATCTGATCAAGTGGATGAGATTTTATCTGGAGATTTAACTGAAGAAGAATTCGCTAATGCTGTAGATGAAATTTTAACTTCAGCTGATAACGAAGAAGAGTTAGTTGCTGCAGCTACAGAATTATTATCTGGTGATTTATCAGAAGAACAATTCACAGAGGTTATTGATCAAGTGTTTGCGGAAGAATTAAGCGATGAAGCGTTTGCTGAAGTGCTTGATACCGTGTTTGAAGAACCACTGAGTGACGAAGAATTTACTGCAGTCATTGATGCCGTTTTGGATCAGCCATTGAGTGACGAACAATTCGAAAATCTAGTTGACGTGTTGAGTAGTGACACAGTTACTGATGAGCAAGTTCAGGAAGCTGTCGATGCAATTATAGAAAATGGAATCACGGAAGAACAAGCAACTGAGATTGCCACAAGTGCAGAGGTACTATCATCTATCGATGGAGAACAGGCAGCTGAAATCTTTGCCGAAATTCCCATTGATGATATAACAGATGAACAAGCGTTGGAGATTATTGGTGCGGTACAAGACGCTCCAACAGAAGTGCGTTCTTCATTCGAAGAAGAAATAAACATATTTGGCTCAGGAAGTTTAAATACTTATGTGCCTCTAGGTTCCAATATAAATGTGGGACAAAGAAGAGCGGTTATAGCTGCGGGAGCAGTTATTGCTGTTGCTCCAGTAGCTGGAGCCTCAAGAAGAAGATAACAACAGGGAGATATAATGAAAAAATTTATGAAAAAATTAATAGCTGCTCTTTATGATCAGGCCTGGACAATAGCTGGAACTATATTAGTTCTTATTACTTTGTCTGGCGATATACAATCATGGGGAATTAAGATCAGCATTGCCACTTTAGTAATAGTATTATTTGGTGCTGTAATCAAAAAAGAAATGGATGAGTCTGATTAATCTTATTCTAAGATAAGATCTTCAGGAATAATCCATAACTTACATACAGCGTTAGGCTCAATCTTGCCAGCTACTATTTCGCATCCCTGACCACCCATAAAGAAAACACAGTTAGAACAAATCATACCCTGCTTTATGAAAGGGTTGGCTTTAGCTGGAGCATAATGTGCTCCGTTAGCTTTTGATGTCTGATCAAACTTGCCAAACATCTCAACTAATTGTTCATATTGATCATACATTAGTTTTTGGCGAGGATTTAACTTTTCTTCGGGATCATCTGGATCCGTAGAATCTTCAGGCATTTCTTCTTCAGGCATTTCCTCATCATCAGGAGAACTATATTCTGATAGCCAATAGTTATTCATTGCCATCATCTTTTTTTGAGCTATCTACTGCGCCATCCCAAATCGCAGCTAATCTACAATAGCCGTTATCTTCTACTGTCTGAGCTACGATCTTGCAAACACCGTTACCTTCATACAGGGCACAGTTAGCACACTTAACCCCAATAGATAGATTATCGTTTTCGATTCCGGGCACATATCCTACCCAGATACCATTGCCATCACCGTTGGAAAGCTTCCCATACTTAC